GGAGCTAAAGCTAACTGAGGCGAAGGCGAAAGCCCAGATATTATTGTCTGAAAAGACAAGCGTTGCTGACTGGGAGCGCATCATGGCAGAGGGCGCAAAATCGAGCTGGAAAGACGAATGGTTCGTAGTAATCCTGTCTATCCCATTGATTTTGTGTTGGATTCCGGGCGCGGAAGGCTGGGTTGACCGCGGCTTTCAGCAGCTTAACAAGGCCCCGGACTGGTATTTTTACAGCCTTGGAATTGCAATTTCAGCCAGTTTCGGTGTCCGCGGGGCACAAGCCTTTTTTAAGAGGAAGTAGATGAAACAAAACTTTGATAAATGTTTAGAGATGTTGCTGCACCATGAAGGCGGTTTTGTAAATCATCCCGAAGATCCCGGCGGCATGACAAACCTTGGCGTGACTAAGGCTGTCTATGATGCTTGGATAGGTAGGAAAAGCACCGAGGCAGAGATGCGTGCGCTAACGCCTGCTGATGTTGCGCCGATCTATCGCAAAAACTACTGGGATAAGGTACGCGGTGATGATCTGCCGAGCGGCGTTGACTGGTGCGCGTTTGATTGGGCTGTAAACTCTGGCAGTAAGCGGCCAGCCAAGGCAATACAAAAGGCTGTCGGTGCCAAGCAAGACGGGGCGATCGGCCCTATGACATTGCAGGCTGTGGCTGACGTAGATCCAGACAGAATTATTGAAGCGGTGTATCATACGCGTCAAAGATTTTATGAGCGCTTAAAAACATTTGAGCATTTCGGCAACGGATGGACGCGCAGAAACAAAGAAACTTTGCAGGCAGCATTGGAGATGACTTATGGCTGAAGGATTATATGCAAACATTCACAAGAAGCGTAAGCGTATTGAGAAACAAAAGGCGGCGGGTAAGACACCAGAAAAAATGCGCACGCCCGGATCTGCTGGCGCGCCTACGGAAGAGGCTTTTGCGCAATCAGCAAAGACTGCTAAGAAGCCTAAGCGCAAATCAATGATGAGTGCTTAGCATGGGTGCGGCTCCAGAAAGCACAGGCAACAGCCCACGGCGGGCTGCGTTCCTGCAACGCATGGGCAAGATGGCTGGGCCAGAGAAGCGAGATGGCAAGGCAACGCCATTGCTTGAGGCCTTGCGTGACTGGGGCGCATCGTCAAAGTCTGAGGCTGTGCGCAAGGGCAAGCGGATCTCAATGATTAACAAGCGGAAGAAAGAACGCGCTTAACTGTAAGCTATCAATGGAGATTAAAATGTACGGTAGTAAAAAAAAGCCAACTAAAAAATCTATTATGAACGGTTACGGGAAGGGCAAGTAAAATGCCCAAGGGTAATGTCACGCCAAAGTCTAGGTTGAAGCAGCGCGCCGCCGTTCTAAACAAAGAAATTACAAAGCTTCGCGGTAGTATAATGAATGACCGCCTCACCGACGAGGAAGCTGGCGGTGCTATGAACAGGCGCATTAATAATTACACTGCTGAGATAAAAGATTACCTTTCTGGGCCCATAGATCCAGAACTGAAAAAGCGCTACAACGCAATGCTGCAGCGCTTAGATAAGATGGACACTGGCCTGTCAAAGAACAAGCAGCGACAGGTGGATCAGGATCTTAGGCCTTAGCGTATTTGTATTTATCTACAGTGCTTAAACTTACGCCAACAAACTGCGCAATAGATCGGCTATCCCATCCTTTATTAAGGAAGTGGTGGATGTCCTCTATCTCTTTTTTCGTAAGCGGTAAGTTGCGCCATCCAGTGCCGCTCTTTGGCCCTGGCTTTTTACCAGAGATTTCTGCCTTCAAGTTTTCGATATGTTCACCTGACAGTTTACGCAAGGCTTGATTGCAAAGCCTCGCGTCCAGTTTCATTCTTTCCAGTGCCGTCATCAAAACGGTATTTCATCATTTAGCACTTGCGCTGATGCAGGCGCTTGTTGATAAGAAGGGGCTGGAGCTTGATACCCCTGCTGCTGAAACCCTTGCTGCTGTTGCGGCCTATTGGGAAATAGCGGGAAGCTCGCAATGCGAGGCCAAGTCTTGGGATCTTCTCCAGCACGATGCTGCAGTTGGATACGCACAGAGATGCCGTGATCCATCATAAGCTGGCGCACTTGGTTTAGTGCTTGTGATGCCGCAGGATCTTGATCCATTCCCTTTGGGACGTTCAGCCATGCTGATGCGCGCATATCTACAGGTGCGCCGTTGTGCATGAAGCCATCGATGTTAAAGCTTTTGACGCCGAGTTCTGGTTTAGTTGACAAGGTTATTCTCCTTTTGAGTGAAGCGCTCTATGAGCAGTTGGTGCAGATCTGGATAATCATTCTTCAATGCTTCCAGCGCTGCGTCTGGTGTGTTGCGGTCAATCTCGCTTAGCTCCCGCCTGCTATTTGCTGCGTTGTATTTCTCAACAAGATCTTTGCACCAAGCTATTGCTTGTTCTTTATCTGACTGAGGTGTTGCAGGCTGTGCTGCCGGTGCTGGCTGCTGTGCCATTGCCTGCGTCTTTCTTTGCACTGCATCTATCTCATTCAATGAGGCGTAGCTGCCGCCATGCAGGCCAAGGCTGGCAAGCGCTCGGCCTATCGCAGATGTTTCCCCGTTTTCCAATGCAGATGTTTTGTTTACATTGCCCTGCCCGCGTATCTCTTCAGCCATGCCAGAGCCAATGATGGTGCCCTGTGCATTTGTTACTGTAGCTTTTACCACTACGCGCTGCCCATCATCCACAAGTATTTCTGTGTTGATGCCAAAGTCTAGGCCAAAAGCTTTACGAAAAGCTTCGACGCGCACAAAGACTTCTGTGTATTTCTTACCGCCACGCTGCGTTACACCGTGCGTGCGGTTGAGGTCATTGACCTCGTTCATTGCATTTAAAAGATCTGCCATCAAATTACTCCAAACATTTTCTTGGCTTGCATTAATACTTCTGGGTGAACATCTCGCCAGACAAAGCTGTCAGCAAAATGCGGATCGGTCAGGCGCAGCAGATCTTGTACATCATCTGCAACCTTCATAAGTTTCTCCCGGCGTTTGCAGGCTGACGCGATGTCACCGAGCGCACGGTCTAGCTCTTCTTCTGTGGGCTCATGCACTATATATCCGAGCCTGTTAGCATAGACGATGCGCGTCACAATTCCAGACAAATACCAATAGCCTGCGATCTGCATCATATGCGGTGCTTTGATTTTCTTTGGCAGTGAGTTCGCACGCGGGCTGTCTGTATCTGCAGCCTGATCCCATTGCGTCTTTAACTCGCACCGGCCATCACCGTAATCTGGCTTGCCAAAGTATGGCAACTCACAACCGGGCAGCGGGCCAAACAATTCTATTTCACCCGTGATCCTGTTCGCACCTTGCATCGCCTCGCGTACGCCTGCCGCTGCGTTTTCGCAGACAAGCCCAAACTCATTATGAGTTGGTTCTTTGCTACGCTTGCCTTCAGCATCGTAGTAAAGTCTCTCTCGGTTCTCAATGATGCGCGCATCTTTCTCAGTGTCGCGCCAGTCACCGCCCCGAAAGCCATGCAGCATATTGATTGCGTCTGCGTATGCATCTGAAGGTGATACTTCATCGACGAGTAACCGATCAGCATATTGCTGCACTGCCCTTCCGCTAACCATGTTTGGATTGTCGGTGAACTGCGTTGAGCCCATCGCATCCTTATAGTACGCACCTTGATCCAAGATCTTTTCGGCCCACGAAGTGTCACCTTCTGTTTCGCCCCGCAGTACCTTAAACGCTTCATCTCGCTGCACCCTTTGCACGGCCTTATCAAAAAAAGTCCAAGCATCTGGGGTACTTGGGTTGCTATGCCATCGATAATTAAAGCGATCAGCAAAAGCTGTTGAACCTTTCAGCCCCATATCAAATCTCCCCGTATTGACTGATACTGTCAAATGTATATGATGCAAGGAAACAAAGCAAGGGGCGATTATGACACTGGAACAATGGAGACAGGCGCAGGGGTATTCTTATGCCAAGCTTGCGCAGAAGGTGGGTGCATCACATGCAACCGTGGCAAGGCGTTGGTGCCTGCCTGCCGATCACAAGGATCGGATGATGCCAGCGCCTAAGTTCATGCGGCTGATAGAGCTTGCTAGCTTAGGGCAGGTAAAGCCTAATGATTTCTACAGAGATCTGACATGAGCGGTACGAGCTTTTTATTCGTAGCGTTCATGCCGTTTGAAAGCTGGGATGATTGCCAAGCATTTGCCAGACAGCACAAGCTGCATGACTTTTCCGAGCAGTGCATTGGCGTTGATGCGCAGGGGCATAGAACTGATTACACGCAAGAGCAAAGCTTAGCTCCGCGCTGGACGATCAGACCGAAAGCGAGGCCAGTAAATGGGGGGTAAGGCTAGCCGGGATAAGGGCGCTGCATACGAGCGCGAGATAGTAAACTGGCATCGCGGCAAGGGCGTGGAAGCAGAGCGAATACCGCTGTCTGGTGCAATGAAGGGAAACTATGCGAGTGACATAAAGCTGGGGCCGGAATTGGCTTTGACTGCTGAGTGCAAGCGCAGAGCGAGAGCGTATCAAGATTTGTATGATGCGCTCGATCAGGACAACAGCGACATGCTGTTTGTTCGCAAAGACCGGGAGCGCACGTTGGTTGTGCTGCCGATGGAGACATACGAGGCTATCCTAGAATGGCTTGGATGGATTAAAACATGATATATCTTAGCGGTAAAAAAATAGAATGCTCTGAAAATATTGGTGTGATGTTAAGCTTTAATGTAGGTAAGCAATCCATGCAGGGGCATAGTTTATTTGCGGCAGATAATGGTTGTTACGCCTCACCTGAAAAATATTCCAATAATGGTTTTTTGTCGTGGTTAAATAAATTAAACCGCAAGGCCTGCTTGTTTGCAGTCGCGCCTGACATCGTGGGAAACGCAGAGCGAACTAGAGAGCGGGCTTATCCTATGTTGCCACGTATAAGGGAGTTAGGTTTTAAAGCAGCTTTAGTTGCTCAAGATGGCGAATTAAGTGATTTGATTAATTGGGGCGAATTAGACGCAATCTTCATTGGGGGCAGCACCGAATGGAAATTAAGTCAGGCGGCGGGAGATATAGTGGCCGCTGCAAAACGGGAGAAAAAATGGGTTCATATGGGGCGCGTGAACTCATTTAAAAGAATGCGCCTAGCAGCGGCCTTGGGTTGCGACAGTGTTGATGGAACATATCTCGCATTTGAGCCTGATAATAGAAAAGGAAAAATAAAAGAATGGATAAATCAGTTACAAAAACAACCATTATTGAGAATGGTATAAAATTAGCTTTAATCAGCGGATATATTGCAACGATACCCGCTGCAAATTACATGATTGGTAATGTCGGCACTGTCTGCATTCCTGATGGCCCATGCCTGATACCAGTTGGCTTTGGCGTGATGGCACCTAGCGGTGTTTTAATGATTGGCTTGGCGTTGATGCTTCGTGATGCCGTGCATGAGTGGCTTGGGCCTCGTTTTGCGCTCTATGCAATAGCAGTGGGCGCAGTGCTATCTTATCTTTTGGCAGATCCCTTTATTGCCATTGCATCGCTCGTTGCGTTTGGCGTGTCGGAGCTTAGTGACTTCGTTGTGTACAGCAAAATCAGGGATCGAAGTAGGACGCTAGGCATACTGGCAAGCGGGGTCGTCGGCAGTGTGATTGATAGTGTGCTATTTCTATGGCTTGCCTTTGGCTCTTTGGCCCATGTTGATGGACAAATCATAGGCAAGATCGGCGTAACTTGCATTGCAGCGGGTGCGTTGTTTAGTTGGAAAAAATATAGAGAGGAGAAATGAAATGCCATACACAGAACAAGGCACAGGTTATCAGGGCACAGACACCAGCAAGGCTGCTGCAGTGTCGGGTGCTGGGCGCAAGGTCACGCTGCGTGATCAGGTGCATGAATTACTGAAGTCTTCTTTGCTGCCGCTGAGCAGTGAGGAGATTGCTGCGAAGTTAAACCGGCCATACGGTAGCATCCAGCCCCGGATCTCTGAGCTACGCAATGCCGGTAAGATCTATGACAGCACCATGCGGGGCAAGAGCCAGTGGGGTAAGGCTTGCATTCTATGGCGGGCGTTCAAATGAGCGACATCAGAAGCTTGTACATTAAGGGCGATACGGCTGTGTTTACTTTCCATGCACACGGCCAGAAGTGGGAAGAGCCTGCGAAGAAGTGCAGTACGTGTCACGGCAATGGTGAAGTGACAGCCGAGAAGGCGGTTGTTGATTACGTGAACGGTGGCTTTCTGACCGACAGCATTGCGACTTGCGAGGACTGCGACAGCTACGGCTGGGTGCCTGACTATGGGCCGGAAGAAGAGTAGGCCCGTAAAGTGCAAGGGCTGCGGGTTCTTGCATGACTTAAACTTAGATGGCTGGGTCATCTTGCTTACCGGCGAGTTGATCTGCGCCAGTAACCAGAAATGTTGGGAGACTGTTTGTGACTTACATCGAAGAATTAAAGAAAAGAAGCGCGCAGATATTGGAGAGCCGGGCGCAGTTGCGCGGGCCCGCGAACAAGCTGTACGAGGCGCTAGCCCAAAGGTGGAGCCAAATCGCTGGCGTACCTATTAGCGCTGAGCAGACATGCCTTATGCTGGCTGACATGAAGATAGCCAGAGAGATCTACGGCAGGCATGATGAGGACAATGTTGTAGACTTGGTAAACTATGCATATCTCTATGCAGACTTGGCGCAGGAAACGGCGTCTGATGCACAGATTATCGACACGTTGTCGCGCATAAAAAAAGGGGATTGACAAATGCCGATACGTCGATACGCTAACGCGAGGCCGCTAGGCCGAGATACTAGTGATTACACTGTAAGTGATTACAGTGCTAATACATACAGTGCTAAGCATAGTGATTACTGTGATTACACTGAAGATTACTCTAATATAAATAACAGTGTAAGTGATTACAGTGTAAGCGCAGGCAGTGTATTACTGTCTACGCTTGCGAAAATGTCACCGGCTTACAAGGCAGGCAAGGCGGCCAGCATTGCCGATCCGCTGGGGCACAGGCTGAGCAAGATCCTGCGCAAGCTTAGGCCTAAGATGAGTAATGATAGATACATTGAGATTGTAACTTCCCTGTCTGCAATGGAGCCGCTTGATCAGGCGCAGTTCTGTCACATCATTGAGGAGAGGTTTAATGAAGAT